CTCTTGAGGCGCTAAATATCAACTTAGTACAGCTGGCTACGTCTAAGGCTAGTGAAGTAGAAGTGGATGTTTACATGCAGCAGAGCACTAATACTCCGGTGAAGATTTTTGGAGGAGAGTTTATTAGTAGTGCTTGGGATTATGACCAAGGCACAGTTGAAATTCATATGCGAGATTGGGCGGGGGTGCTGATTGACCAGAAAAAGGTCTTGCTTAATGTGGCGCAGGATGCCGAGACTGTGGTGGCGCCACTGGAACCAGGCGCGTCTACGGACTTCAGTATTTCCACTCAAAACCAAACCATATCGCAGTTAGTAACTACCATCGCCAAACTCTACAGCCTAACACCAGTTTTGAATTTACAAACAACTAACAACCCAACAATCGGGCAAATCTACGGCAATGACGACACAATCTATACTCCAGTCCCGCAAAGCTTGTGGACCATCCTTACCCAGCTTGCCTTGGATACAGGATATGAAATTTACACTACCCCGTCCAAGCAACTTGTCTTCGGAACCCCCGGTGCAGGCTTACCTACGACTACTCTCAATTACAACACCTCTGTCGTACCAAAAAAGTCCCTTGCTTGTCATAAACTTACGCTCAGCCACAATCCACGACGAAACAGCACATTCCGGGTGCTGGTAATTAGCTATGATCCGGGTAAGGTGCAGGCAACGCTGGGGCGAGCGGATTATATTGGGGCGGATATTGCAGGAGCAGCAGGGTTGCAACCTGGGCTAGTTAGCGGAGCGTCGGTGATTAGCACTGATGCAACTTTAGCTAAGTTAGAGGCTCAACTGGGTAAAATACCGCTTTACAGCTTCCATGTGGATGGACTGACCGCTGCCCAGGCCCAAACCAAAGCCACAGCTATTGCCACTGACATTGCCAAGCGAGAGTTTATGATGGGCGTGGAGATTGATGGGCTTTCAACACTATTGCCAACTCAAATGCTTAAACTTACTGGCAACGTAGACCCAGCTTTCCTTGGTCAAACTTACTACTGCACTAGCTACACGCATAGCTTCAAAATGCCCAAAGTTGGAAAAGGCACAGACGACGGATACACTACAACAATCCAGGCACTTAATTTTCCAATAAGTGGTCAAGGACTACCAACCGGAGCACAAGACCAAGGATGAGTAATGTCGAGGAATTGCTGCATATTTTGAAGCAGGCTGCTAGTCAGGAGTCGAATTCCTATAGGCCGTTTATCTATGGTCATATCTCGACTTATGATCCAGCCTTGCATAGGGTACGGGTGATCTTTCCAAGCCTTAGTGATGGAAATGGTGGGTTTGTTGTTAGTGGCTGGCTGCCGCTGGGGACGATGGCAGCTGGAGACGGGTTTGGGGTTCAGGTTATTCCGTATGGCGGCGCTACACAAGCTAATCCCACCGCTGGTGAGCAGTGCAAGGTAGCGTTTTTTGACAAGAACAAAGGGCTGATGGCTACGCCTTGTCAGTTTTTTAATAATGAAATGGTGCCGCCAAGTGCTGCTGGGGTGTATGCTAGTGGTGATGTGGTGATGGTTACGAGTGGCGGAGCACAGTTGGTGCTTAAGGGTAACGGCTCTGCGGTGACTGTAAAGGTCAATGCTGGAGTGGTGAATATCACCGCGCCGACTATTAACATAGGGTCTAATGGGGAAACACTGCAAGAGGTTGTGTTGAAGGCCGCTTGGACGTATTTGACAGGGCATACTCACAGTGGATGCGGCGGGATCAGTCCAAGTGGGCCGCCGATTGGGGTTCCGACCACTGGAGTACTGACTTCTGCACTGAATGCTGGTTGATGGACTTATATCTTGAGTACAACAGCGATCTGATAATCACGCCTAATGGTAGTGTGCAGTTTGCTGTTGGCTGGGATCAGGTAAGGGAACGGATTATTAGAAGCTTGGTGACTAATCCGGCTTTGCAACTGACTAATGGCACTACAACGCCGCCGGATTATGTCTTTCATCCGAGCTATGGAATTGGTCTTGGGGAATTAGTTGATTATAATTTGACTAGGGCGCAAATCCAAGAACTTACAAGAGCGATTAACCAAGCTGTACTGGCGGATGTTGCCGTAGACCCCAGCCAAGCACCACAAATCAGTGTTCTCGCAAACAACACCAGCACCGTGCAGATATTGGTAAAGGTTTTTTTGCTGAATGGAACTAGCGGAGAAGTTAGCTTTGGACTTGGAGATAATCCAATTACAAATCCGACGATCGGAAATCAGCTAGATATTAATTTTGTGCTGGATGAAAGTAGACTTGGGTGACTCTCCCTACTAAAACCTTTGCTCAGATGTTGTCGGATATGACAACTGCATGGGCACAGAACATAAATCTAGTTCCAGCACTAGAAGAAGGTGATGCGCTTTATGCAATTTTTGAGGCTGTTACAGCGCAGCTAAACTTCCTACAAGGACTTGCTCAAACTGCTGTCGCTCTTAGCCGCGCGCAGACTTCCACTGGCGCGGACTTGGATAGTTTCTTTGCGCAGTTTAATTTTATTAGACTGCCTGCAGACTATGCTGATGGTACAGTGGCTCTTGGCACATTGCTTCCAGCAACAAATCAAATTATAATTCCCATTGGAACTGTCGTTCAGACTACTGGTGGGGCCGTTCAGTATCAGCTAGTCGCAGATACTACTCAAGCAGCCTACAATGCAACTCTCAATGCGTATGTTTTGTCTATAGGACAAACTACAATTAACGCCACAGCACAAGCATTGGTAGCTGGCTCTAGCTCAAATGTCACAGCCGGACAGTTGGTGCAGCTAGGAACACAAGTCGCAGGATTAGCTACAGTTACAAATGCTGCACCTATAAATAATGGTGAAGATGCAGAAAGTGACTCGGCATTTCGGGCAAGATTTGTGGTTTATTTGGGCTCGTTGGCACAAGCTACAGAAGCGGCTATTCAGGCTGCTGCGCTGGGTGTTCAGCAAGGCTTGAGTGTGAATTTGCTTGAAAATATTAATAGTAGTGGTGGTAGCCAAGCTGGCGTTTTTACGGTAGTTGTGAATGATGGAAGCGGAAATCCACCAAGTCAGTTGCTCAACAATGTTTACAATGCTGTGTTTGCTGCAAGAGCGTTTACTGTGGAGCCTTTTGTGATTGGGCCAACTTCTGTAACAGCCACTATTGTACTGGCAATTAGGATTGCAGCTGGATATACAACCAGTGTAGTGGAAACAGCAGTTAAAAATGCCATTGCGAGTTATGTGAATGAACTTGGAGAAGGTGTGACTTTGTATGTGTCGCAAGTAGAATTTGCGGCGCTTGGTGTGCCTGGAGTCACAAGCGTCAAACCTGCTAATACCACCATCAATGGGGTTCAAGCAGATTTGACTTGCACCAGCACTCAAACCATCAATACCACCACCGGGGCCATTACGGTCACAACCTACTAATGGCCACTGCTTTTCCGAGCATAACTCAAGAACAATTTGCCCAAAGACTAGCCCAACTTTATCCGCGCGGTTGGGCCAATGAAGGCTCCAAATACCCACCCGGCGCCAACAACACTGGCTCCACCAATACCTATTTCTTACTCTCTGCGATAAGTAGTCAGATTGCATTTATGCTTACTGAAATGCAGTATGCATTAACTGCAATGCGTATGCAAACAGAGACAAGTCCGGAGTTGGACTTGGCAAGTGTGGATTACTTTGGTGATGCTCTGCCGAGACCGCCGGGTATGAGCGATGCTACGTTCTACGCTTTGATACAAGCTAATTTGTTTAAGAAAGTAGCAACGCGAAGCGCGCTGATTGCGCTCATTACGCAGGTAACTGGAACCGCTCCACGGCTGATAGAGCCGTGGTGTCCCGGGGATACAGGTTGTCGTGATACACTGGTTTCTTATCGGGATGTAGATACTCAGGCAAATCCTTGCGTTCATACAAGCGCACGACTGGCGTATAATGGGTTTATTGTTAGCTTGGCAGCGGGGATTTCGGGACTTTTTAGTCAGCCTTTGCTGACCAGGGATGATGGTGCTTATGCAGATGCCAATGACTATAGAGTTGATCCGGTGGTAACTGCTGCGTATAATTTGTTTGATATTGTGCAGGCAGCTAAGGCGTTTGGAACTGAGATTTGGATACAGGTAGCAGCAAGCGTTGATCGTACAGCTCAACATTTTGTTCTTAACTTAAGTGAATTAAATGTGGATGAAATAGG